AAGTAGATTCATCAAGAATTTTTTGTACCTTACTAAAATTATCGTGTCCGTTAGAATTATCTTTATGATTAAAAAAATAATATTCTTTATTAATACCGACAGATACTAATTTATTTTTATCATTATAAGGACTTGGGTCCCCTTCTTGATATGTGGTTTCTACGTCTAGTGTTGTTATCATTCGTACCTCGATAGTGTGTGATTTAGTGAACACTCAATATCAATATGTTCCCCTGTTAATTTATTTTTAGATAAGTATAGCCACCTATCATAATCTTTATCTGAATCTCTAGGTTTACCAATACCAATAATTAAATCTGCTTCTCCCGCTTTGCCTGTTTTAGAATTATCTAGCCAATTAAAATCTACTCTTTGTTGATTGTGAGCATCTGCACTTGCTTGACTAATACCTATTACTAACACATTATTTCTCTTTGCTAATTCTCTTGCTTGTTTGTAAATCTCTTTTAATTTTTCATGTTGAGCATTATAATTACCACGAATATTTATTTTATCTAATTGGTCTATAATAATTATATCAACTTCATTCTCATCACAATAATTATTTAAATCATCCATACTTACATCCACAGAATCATAAATATAAATATTATCTTTAATTAAGTTCCATTCTTTTCTAACTTCATCTATTCTTTGTTTAATTAAATCTCTAACTATTCCTGTCCAACAAGATATTAATCTTACATAAGTTTTCTTTGCGGGTTCTTCGTTAATAAAGGCATGACATTTTTTACCTTGCTCTGCAAAACCATTTTTATTTGCAACTAAGCTAATCCAAAAAGCTGACTTCCCTGCTTCTGGCCTAGCAAACACAACTACAAAATTACCACCACCAACTCCGTGTGTAGCGTCTTGCAATCTTTTAATATTAAATTTTACATTACCATACTTTTCCTCGTCTTCTATTAGTTGAAGTGGGTCTGAATCTACTCTATCCATTTTGGATTCATACTCTTTTTGTACTCCACCAATACTTTGAACAAATGTTTTTATTTCAGAAAAGTCATATTTATCAGGGTTATTTACGAGAGCGAAACTTTTTTTAGTTAATTCCTCTGCTTTCTTTTGTTTGTGTGTAAGATTTAAAATATAATCAACTGTCTTTTCATTAGGTTCTTTTACTTTATCTAAACCAAATATAATATTTTTATCACCACTAAGCTGATTGAATCCCATACGAGAGCCATATTGTTTTTCATAAAAATCTGCAAGATATTCTGTGGATATAGAATCTAAATCTTTATCGTTTTTATAAATTAAATCTACGCATTTATAAATATTATGATTGTATACATCTCCTAAATTATATTTTTGAAACTTATCGTAGAATTTTTTTTTAAGTAAAGACTTTAATAAATACTTACGGACATTACCATTGGACTCAGACAATACTGTCTCCCTCTTTTCTAACATATGTTAGATTACTGATTGTTTTCTTCGGCTTGTTTATTAAGAATAGTCTCTTGGGTTTCTTGTTCTTTCTTCTTCACTATAATATCTATAATGTCTCTGAACTCTCCATTACCATTAATTAATTTTTTAAATGTTTCAAACTCACCTTCGGACATAGCCTCTCTAACTTTTACTTTTAAATCAAATGGCTCGTCATACATCCTAACAATAACAACATCTTTTTTCTCATCAGGATTATATTTTTTTAAAACATCTTCACAGGTTTCGGCACTTAGTCTTTGTATATAATATCTATTCATTTTTTATCTCTTCCAATCTTTGTTGCATTTCTGCTTTTACTTTATCTAATTCAGTTATAGGTTCTAATTCTTCAATAACAATAGTATCTTTTGATTCTTGTTTAGTTTTAAAATTATAACTACACCCACTTAAAAAAATTAAAAACAGTAGAGCAAATTTCATATTCGTTTTATTATACTCACAATCGGCACATCTGCAAATCTTTTCGTGCAAAAATATTTCTTTCTTTTATGTCCTGCGTCTATCATAAGCCACTTACTAACCTCTACAACTATATCATCTGTATTTTTGTGTTGTATGCTTTTCATATCTATGAATCCAGAAAAATGAGACTTATATCCTGTTTTACTGATAGGCAATCTGTATTCGGGAAATCTTTGAAAGTTAACTATCTTTACACCACTAGTCGGACAAACTTTCATAGGCTCGTATGTATGACTATCATCATCACCTAAATTTTTTAGCTTATAATTCTGAAACTCAAAATGATAAGAGATAGTAGGCTTATTATAAATCTCGTCATACCTATCTGAATTAACTTTGCAATGTGTTTCTATCCCCTGTAAGTCTAGGATATATTCACCCTCTATCTTTTCGAAAAATTTATTAGTATTGCTTTCCGTGTAATCTGAACCACTCATCTATTCTTTTCCTTTCTAGTTCTATAAATAGTTTTTCTATTTGTTTTTTTATTGGTATCGCTGAATTATATGTATCAAAGTTTTCTATTTTAAATCTATTAAGTTTACTCTTAAAAGTTTGTTTCACATACTTTGGAACATCTAAATACATCATGTCATTTGTATCATACTTTTTTATTTGTACAAAATCCCTAGCGTAAAAACTGTCGTAACCATCTTTCCTTACTCGACCTCCTCTTGTACCCACTATAAACCTCCAAACACAAATATGTAACTTATAAAAGCAACCACTATAAATCCAACTGCACATAAAATTATGAAATCATCTTGCATATCTTACCTTTCCACTCTCTCATCTTAGCATCATCAAAGTATTTTAAATCCTCATCTAGCATCCATATATAAGGATTTACTTTTGATTCTAATTTATTTTTAATAGAAAAACATTTATCCGTTGCGTCTCTATCTAAACATATCACAACATTACTAGCACTATTAGTTATGTGTTCTATAAAACTTTCTTGTAGGCTTGTTCCCATTAATGCTATGCCTGTGAATCCACATTTAACCTCTATGGCACAAGCACTTACACAATCTTCTACTATAACTGCTATATCTGTGTTATTACCTACAATAAAAGGGACCTCTGATTTACTGTACTTAAACCACTTAGGAGTAAAATTTCCATAGGCTCGGCCTGTAGCACTTACAACTTCCCCTTGATTCTCTACTAGAAACACAACTCTCTCTTGTTGCACATCATACATTACTCTTGCATTTGTATTAGTAATTCCAAAGGTATCTAAAAAAGCCCTAGCTTTAGGATTAACTACAAAGTTTACAAAAGTCTTTGGCATAACAAACTTATGATTATGTAATTGTTTTTCTTGTGATATAAATCTTTCAACATCATCCTTAGAAAACTTATCCCCATTACCTCCTTTAGCATTACAACTAGCATGAAAGCAATGCCACAATATTACTCCGTCTTTATTTGTAACATTGAATGTTCCTCTGTTCATACAAAAAGGGCAGTCCATTCTACCTTGTGTGGTTAATTCTTTTACTATTTCTAATTGATATTTATAATCCATTTGACAAATCTGATATACGTGTTAACATCTATTTCCCCTCCCCACCCTTACATACTGTATTACCATGAGCCTGAATCTTTATCGTCATCATCTTTCTCAGCAGTCATAAGAACATAAAAGAATACAAACAATAAAATTAAAACTGAAATTACTATTATACTTATACTTCCCATATCTTCTCTGCGTCTTCTCTATCTGTTAGTACACTAATTATTTCTCTATCTATTTCTGTTTCCATTAATGAAGTTGATACTCCTTCTAATAAATATCTTTCCTCTGCATCTTGGACTGATTCAGCATCTACAATATATTTTTTTGTATAACTTACATTAACTCTTACTATATATTTAGTTTTCATCTTTTCTCTCATCTAAACTTAATTCTAATTTAGAATCCCAATCTTCTTGCTCGTCATCAAGATAAGAACTTATGTGGATATTTTTTTCTTTCAACATGAAATTAATCTCGTCTATAATATCTTTAGCGACATCTCTAGCAGAACTATCATAACTCCATGCAACCCAATTACCTTTGTTTTTATCTGTCATTTATTATCCTTTCTTTTCATTTCTAATAATATTTTTATAAATAGTTTTTGTATGTCTGTTAATCCCTCTAAGTCTTTTTCTGTTATATTCATTAAAACCTTACATCCTTTATCTTGTTCCACCAAGGAACTTCTATACTATCTATCCACATCTTTATCTGAGTATCTATATCTTCTGAATCAAATCCTACTAAATCAAAAGCTATCTCATCTTTTCTATCTACAGATAATTTATAGGCACAACCTTTAGTCATCTTACCTTTGCTTACTTTGTCTTCTATTTCGTGTATAAACTCTTCTGCTTTTTCTTGTAAATAATTTTTAACTTTACCCATTGTTATTCTCTTTTTCTTTAAATAAATCCATAACATCATTTCTAAAACCATGATATTTAGTAAGTTCTTTTGAGTCTAATAAATTAAGATTAAAATGTTCTACTAACAATTCGTAAAGTTTCTCGTCTATCTCTAACCATTTTATATCATTCATTGTTTGTCCTTTCTTTATCTATCCTATGTTAAAACATAACATCTGCTTTGTCAAATTAACAAGAATCTAAGTGTTGTATTTTTTGTATAGATATTGATTTCTAATTTAAAAGGAGGTGAAATTATGAATGTGTTTGGGATTACTAAAAAGTCTATCAACTTTTTTACTAATATGTTTGATAGGAATAGTATTGATGAAAATGGTATCAACCGATATGTTGAAGTCGAATACAAGTCAGATGATTGGCAGTGGGTTAAAGAACAACTTAAAGCTGAGAAACTTAAAAACGTAGCATAATCAAGGTTTTTTAACCTATTTTAAGAGGCATACAGGGGGTTTTAAAAACCTCCATGTGTGTTTGTATGGGGTAATTAATGTTTTGTTGGTTCGTCTACATCAAAATCTGCAGTAAAGATAATTGTAGACTTAGATAATTTTTCGTAAAGGTCTAATCCCTTTTTTGTAATAACAAAATAAGCAGAGCCATTAGATTTCACTCGCTCTATGAATCCTTGGTCTAGTAATTCTTTTATACTTTTATCCACTTGGGATGAGACTTCGTTGTAATCTTTCGATTTCTTTTTCGACATCTTTTAAATCTGTTCCTTCTAATAGATGTATCAAATCTTGACTAACTTGTCTAACAATTAATTCAGCTTCTTTTAATCTCCACTCACTTATGTTTGTTTTATTATAACCTTTAATAATTTTTTCCACATCTCGTAGTCTGTAAACTGCAATTTTTAATTTAGTCTTTGGAACTTCTAACATTATATATC